TCGGGCAAGATAATTATGCAGGTTATAATAATTGCAATTGTGATTGCAATTGTTAATTAATTTTTTATATTATTAGGATTATAAATGGCAAAATTTATATTAAAGTGTGTTAATCAGCAGGGTGATCTATTTGCTGAATTTAACTATGATAATCAAACTTCTGAGTTAACAACTTTAGATGGAGAGAATGTCATAGCAGTAAACAAAAAAGAATTTAAAGATTTTCCTAGAGTTTCTAAAGATACTCCTCTTAAGAAAGCTAGTCCAAAAACTCTTAAAATTTCTCTTGGCTTGTCGTGTAATTATGAATGTTCTTATTGCAGTCAAAGATTTGTTCCTAATGCAGATGAAACCAACCCGAGTAGTGTTGATGGATTTGTAAATAGTCTCGATAATTGGGTAAAAGATCAACCCGAAAGAATTGAATTTTGGGGTGGAGAACCATTTGTTTATTGGAAAACATTAAAACCTCTTGCAGAAAAATTAAAAGCAAAATATCCAAACGCAAATCTATCTACTATAACAAACGGATCTCTCTTAGATAAAGAGAAAAATGAATGGTTAGATCGCATGGGTTTTTCAGTAGGAATTAGTCATGATGGGCCTGGATATCATGTAAGAGGATTAGATCCATTAGATGATCCAGAACAAAGACAGCACATATTAGATTTGTATAAAATATTAAAGCCAAAAGGTAAAATTAGTATTAACGCAATGCTTCATAAAGATAATAAAAGTCGTGCAGCAATCGAAGAATTTTTAGTAAAAGTGTTTGGAGAAGATCTTCATATTGGTGAAGGAGCATTTATCGATCCATATGACGAAGGAGGGTTTGCATCTTCTTTAGGAGATCTTAAGGAGCATACAGACTTTCGAAATGATTCACTAGTAGAAATACGCACTGGCAAAGCAAATCGTTTTACGTCAACTGGGAATAAAGTATTTGACTTTATAAAGTCAATCTCTGACGCTAGGCCTGCGTCTGCAGTAGGTCAAAAATGTGGAATGGATAATCCTGATAATATTGCTGTAGATTTAAAAGGAAATGTTATAACGTGCCAAAACGTAAGTTCTGTTTCAAAGTCATTTAATAATGAATCCCATTTAATTGGAAATACTGGTGATTTTGAAAACATAAAATTGAATACAGTAACACATTGGTCGTACAGAGAGGAATGTCCTAAGTGTCCAGTTCTACAAATCTGCAAAGGATCTTGTATGTTTTTAGAAGGCCCATTGTGGGAAGTAGGCTGTAACAATTCTTTCTCTGATAATATTTCTTATTTCTCAGCTGCAATAGAACAAATGACTGGGTTTATCCCATTCTATATCGAAGGCCCACATAGACGAGATCGGTGGGATCTTTATGGATTGAAAAAAGATAATATTCCATTACCCAAAATTAAAAAGTTTATTCCTATATACGCAGTATAATAAATATTGGAATAAGAATACAAGGACAAGAGCATGAAAATATATAAGTCGTCAAATCAAATTGAAGAAAATACATTTAGATTAGAGTTAGATTATTCTAATTCTAGTGGTATTCTCACTTCTAAACTTTCGTATTATACGCTAATAGTCCCAGCTTTTACAGAGCCGGTTCTTGACGCGAATGGAAGACCATTGCCGCCAGAGGTTCCTTCGATTGAGCTAACTAAAGCTACATTGTCGTCAGCAAACATGTCAGATCCTATAGACACGACATTTGATCTTAATGCCATTTTTAACGATAATGGTTTTGCCGATAACACAGTCTGGTCATTCTATTCAAGTGGTGAATACTATAATATTTTTGCTGATACTTATGTTAGAAAAGAAGACCCAACGAAATATAAATTTAAGCTTAATAAATCAACTCAAATTCTGTTTGAGCTAGTGATTCCATGTGCTTCTGATTCAAGTACTTTTTCTTTAGTAGTCAGAAAAACGCCAAAACAAGAACTTGTTTTAACTGGTGATCTTGAATTGCAATCTAAAATACTTACAAGCCGCGAAGATTATAACGCATTACGCCCTACTATAGAAGAAATTTCTGCTCCAGCTAGAAATGGTAACATATTATCTTTTGGTGTTACAACAACTCTTCCAATTAAAACATACTATACTAGTTCGCTTGGTGTAGTATTAACGCCTCAACTTTCTAATGGAAGTGGAACAGTCTTAGTTGATGTTTCAAATATTCCATCTGGCACAGATGGTACACTAAAAGCAGGCACTAAATTTTTTACAAACATAAAGAGTAAAGACTTTACAACTTAATTTTATCATGTTGTATCTATATTATGAAAACATTTATTGATCATGGCTTTAAAAAACTCAAACGCATAGATTCACCTACTGGAAGATTGTATGAAACTCCATCAGGTGAATCTTATCCTTCCGTAACAACGATTACAGGATTGCATTCAAAGCAATCAATTATCGAATGGCGAAAAAGAGTTGGTGAAGAAGAAGCTAATAAAATTTCCGCTAGAGCTTCCGGAAGAGGCACACGAATTCATAACCTATGTGAAAAATATTTGCTTGGAACTCCAGAAGAACCAAGCATGTTTGATAAAGCTGTATTCAATAGCTTAATTCCACATCTAGACTATATAGACAATATACATGCTCTAGAATCTCCCCTCTATTCCCATCATTTAAAAGTAGCAGGCACAGTAGACTGCGTAGCCGAGTATAAAGGTAAATTATCAGTTATTGATTTTAAGACATCAGCAAAATTAAAAAATCGTGATTGGATTCATAGCTATTTTATGCAAACATCAGCGTATGCAGTTATGTTTGAAGAGCGTACTGGTATTCCTATTGGAAAAATGATTATATTAGTAGGTATAGACGATGAGGATCCTCAAATATTTAATGAGCGTAGAGATGATTGGATTGGCGAATTTCAACAATTACGATCAGACTATAGGAAGTTAAAAAACGCATGAATAAAGAAATTGCTTTTTTAGACTGTAATATATGGTCAGTGCATTTAACTGATCAGCCATATATAGATCATGGCTTTTTTCTGATAGAGAAAATATATTATTATAATTCACTAACATCAGGTATTAATGTGTATAATCCTAACTGTATGCAAATACCAGAATTTGAAATAAAAGATACGCATTTATTAAACGCAGTCAACCCTATACTTACTTATAAATTCAATATACCAATTCTTCGTAATGTTGAAGATTCTTGGAAGATTGATTTGACTCTCTATAATCAACTACTCGAGTTAATAAGTAATGGAACAATTTTAGATAATGAATATGGCAAAAATAATAAATTGTAATATAAATTTAGTCAATGAATTAATTGATGCAGGTAAATTACCAGAACAATATCTAGCAGAAAATTATAGAGAAATCTATAAAAAATTTAAACAACAATTTCCAATTGAAAAATTCTTTTACGATAGATCGCGCACTATCCCTCATTATTTAAACATTGATGAAACTAAAAATCCAATTCCCATATCAATAAATTTTAATCTATCATTTAATGAAGTCGTTGAAAAGCGAGCAAAAGAATTGCTTGCTTTAGGTAAACCTATTAATGTTAGTTGGAGTGGTGGATTGGATAGCACATTTATTTTATTTACATTATATCATTACGCAAACGATAAATCTCAGATTAAAGTTTATGGCACATATTCTTCTATTATTGAATCTGGATATATGTTTGATAAATTCATTAAAAATAATTTCAAATATGATATACATACAAATGTATCATACAAAAACAATTATAAAAGTATTGGTGATGAAATAGTTGTGACAGGTTCGCCTGGAAATGATATTTTCTATAAAGATACTGCTAGATCGTTTGCAATAAATAAATACGACGCATGGATGGTATTTAAAACCCCTATTAGTAATTCTGTTTTTCATTATGCAGACCAACCATATGAAAAAGTATTGGCTGATTGTAATTTAGAATTCTTGGAAGAGTTTATTAAAAAGTCTCCAAGAAAAATAAAAACTCTGCAAGATTTACGCTGGTGGGTTTGTTTTTGTTTTAACTGGTATACTACTTTATACAATACTAAGATTGGTGTTGGACCAAATATTGCAAAGAATCAATATGCATTTTATGATACAGATGACTTTCAATTATGGTCAATATATAATAAAGATCCTACTACTAAGGTAGGTGATTATAGTGATGATAGATGGCAACTTAGAGAAATGATTACTGAATACACGGGCGATAATTTCTATTCTACTAAGAAAGCTAATTTTTTATCAGTGCTATCTTCATATGGGAATAAATGGGCGTTTTTAATGAATGATTATTCAAATATTTTACGTAAATCATATATAGTTTTTTTTAATTTTATAGGAGTTTTTTTTAATGAGATTTATTATTGCTTTATTGAGTGCTTTACTACTAACGCCAGCGTTTGCGCAATGGCAACCAACTAAACCTATCAATGTTATCATGAATATGCCAGCAGGATCAGCATCCGACAACGCATTTAGGATTATTGCAAAACAAGTTGAAATTAATACTGGCGTAGCATTTATAGTAAATTATCGTCTTGGCGCAGGTGGTACTATTGGCACAGACTATTTTGTGAAGAGTGCTCCAGATGGTTATACTACTGCTCAAGTTCCAATTCCGGGGTTAACAGCAACAGATAGAATGGTAAATCCAAATAAGACATATACTACGAGTGATTTTATCTTTGTTATTGCAGGTGCTTTTACGCCAATGGCTATTATTGCAAATGTATCTGATCCTGTTAATTCATTTCAAGATGTTATCAAAATTCTTAAGACAGAAAAAACCACTGTAGGTGATCCGGGTTCTGGTGGAAGAATAGCGTATGAATTAATTCGCAATGTAGCTCAATTAGAAGAAAGCATAAATCGAATTGTTCGTGTTGAGTATAAAGGTCCTGTAGACGTTGTACAAGATGTTGCTGCTAACAATTTAAGATTTGGCGTTGTTCCATTGTCAACTGCAAGTCAATTGCATATTTCCGGTAAGATTAAAATTATTGCTATAACTAGTGAGAATCGTTCGCAGTCTTTTCCAGATATCCCTACTGTAAGTTCTGTGTATCCATCTATGATATATAACTTAGGTTGGGCAGTTGCTCTACCAAAAGAAACACCACAGAAAATAGTTGATTGGTATCATAGTGAATTTTTAAAAGCAACACAATCACTAGAAGTACAACGCAACATTCATACAAATTTCTTCTTTATTGATAAGAAAATGTTAAACTCTAAAGATTTAACTGCTAAGATTATTGCAGATGAAAAGCTTTATGCGCCAATTGTAGATAAAGTTCTCGATCAAAGAAAATGATTTGATAAAAAGAATTGTCTATTAATAGATAAATATGGTATAATAGTTATATAGTATAAGAATTGCTGTATGAAGCAGAGTAAAAGGTGTTCTGGACGGGGGTTCGATTCCCCCCGCCTCCACCATAATGACACTCAAATCTGTAAAAAGTTCAGGGCTGGTATCCCAGAGTCACTCCGAGGAAACTCTTTAAGTGCCAGAGTGTCATTTTGATGGGGGCGACAAGGTTTCGACAGGGCAAGGAGTAACAAAGTGGACAGCTCGGCAATGTAGAAGCCGTAGGGTTGGGGATTCCCGGCCGAAGATACAAACCAAAGTAAACGCAAACGACTCACAGTTCGCATTAGCAGCCTAAACACTGCTTAGGGTTTCGGTAGGTTTCCTCGTAACAGAATAACCTACCATTCAGCATTATCATAACTTATAGGAAAATAAATGAAAGTAAAATTAATCGTAACTGCTTGTCTAGTAGCATTCTCTGCAGCGGCAAGTGCACAGTCATCAGTAACAGCAACATATGGCGTTAAACAAGCAGATGTTACAAATGTACAAAGCCATGTAATGAATATGTCTGTTAAGACTCGTGCATTTACCAATGTTGACGTTGATGCAGGTATCAATACTGAAACCGCTGATGTAGCACGTGGCGTTACTAATCGCTATGAAATTGGCGTATCTAGCGGAATGGATTTTTCTTCAATTCTTCGTGGTGATGTTCGTCTTAGCACTGGTATGAAACAAAAATCAGGTGTTCAAGATTTTGGTTACTACTCTGTAGAACCTGGAGTTACTGCAAAGTTTGGTGATATTAGCACACGTGTTGCATATCGCTATCGCAGTGCATATGATACTGTAAACGCCGACCAATCTAATACTATGCGTTATAGCGTTGGTTATGCATTGACTAAGAAAGATGCTATCAGACTTGGCTATGATGTTCAACGCGGTGATGGTGCTAATACACAAACAACTATCGCTTACACTCGTTCATTCTAATTTAAGAGTTGATGGGTCTCTTTAAAACCCATCTTTAGTTAGTCTTTGCTATATGCCAGAAACCGATACACATATGTATCCTGCCTGAAACAATAGTGACGAAGCTGATGAATTGTTAGTTTATTTTAATAATCTTTTCTAAGGAAAAACATGAAATCATTAATCGCTACAATTTTGTCCGCATTCGCTTTATCATCTTTTGCTGCTGACCCAGTTAAAGCACCTACTCCTGCACCTGCAGTTACAGCGCCTGCTGCGCCTGCTCCAGTTGCTAAAGTAGAAGCAAAGAAAGCTGAGAAGAAAGCTGAGAAGAAAGCTGACGCTAAGAAGTAATTTTATCTTATAAATATACTAGGTTTGGTGGGAACCTATTCAAAAAATCCACTTTTTTACACACTCACACACTAGGAGATAACCATGAGTTTAACGCCATTTGAAATTCGCCTCGAGCTTCTTAAAATGTCAAAAGACATGCTTGAGCAAGAGTATAACAATAAACGAGATCAACTACAGCAAGACTGGCAAGTCAAAGTTGAAAGTGCTCGTCAAAAAGGAGAACAACCCCCCGAAATTCCGGGAATGTCTCCATATCCGACCGAAGCCGACATAATTAAAAAAGCCACAGAGCTTAACGGATTTGTTTCTCAAATACCCCAAGACGCTAAAAGCAATAAGAAGTCTTAAGCTAGATTAGAGCTCGCGCTTTTTTCTAAAGGAGATCTATGCAAAGAATGTTTTTACCAACAATTACTCTAGTCGTCGTGTTATTAATATTAGCATACACTAATATTTTAAGTACGATAATAACACCACATTTTCTCGATATTAAATATCATTCATTGAGCGAATCAGCTCAAAAGCAAGTTAGGTGTCTTGCAGAAAATATATATTTTGAATCAGCACACGAACCAGATCAAGGAAAACTAGCAGTAGCTTTTGTAACTTTAAACAGAACTCGCGACAAGGATTTTCCTTCTAGCGTATGTGAAGTTGTTACACAGAGGACTCGTACCGTTTGTCAGTTTTCATGGTTTTGCGAAGGGAAAGATAAATCACCACCGCTAAATGATATCTATTTAAAAATTCTAGATATGGCATCATTTGTTTATATCAATTACGAGAAGATGGAAGATCCCACTTTAGGTGCACTATATTACCACGCAGATTACGTAAATCCAAGATGGCATAACTTAAATCCAATAAAAACAATTGGAAGACATATTTTCTATAGACCAAAAACAAAGGATATCTAATGAAAGATTTTATAAAAATAGATTCAATAATAATAGTTTGTATTACATTAATAGCGTTAGCAGGAATTATATCAGGTGCACATTATCACATCAATGAAAGGAATTTGATGGCCGGTAATATTGCAAATGCTATTTCATCTGGTGTTAATCCTCTTGCGGTACGATGTTCGTACGCAAAATCTGACGATGCAATATGTGTAGCTTACTCGTTTTCTGGATCTACGCTTCCTCCAGCAGTCAGTAAGAGGTAATATATATATTTGTAAGAGTTCATCGTGCAATAGTTTATTATATAGGATATTATCATGGCAGATACAACATTCGAAATCGGCAAATCAAAGACACATTCTAATGGCTACTTTCCTCCGAAAGCAATTGTTAATATGCACGAGTTTTATCTCGTTGGTGAAATTACTGAACCTTCAGATTATCTCGAATGGTTTGATACTATCAGACATGCAGGTGAAACTGATATAATAAAAATCTATATTAATTCAGAAGGTGGCGATTTATTTACAGCTATACAATTCTTGCGTGTTTTAAGTGATACTCCTGCAACAATTATATGTTCAGTAGAAGGTGCTTGTATGTCTGCTGCTACACTCGTATTCATGTGCGGCCAGCAGTTTGAAGTAACTCCTCATTCTATCTTTATGTTTCATAATTATTCAGGTGGAGCTATGGGCAAAGGCGGAGAAATGATTGATCAGCTGCAACATGAGCGTAGATGGTCTGAGCGCCTTATGAAAGAAGTGTATAAAGATTTTCTTTCTTTAGAGGAAATTAAATCGATGCTCGACAATAAAGACATTTGGATGGATGGAGAAGAAGTAGTTAAACGAGTGAACGCTAAAATACAAAAAAATAAAGCTCAAGCCAATAAGACTACACCAAATAAACGCTCTAAAAGTCCTGTACAATAAATCGTTATTGTGGTATAATAATACTACTGGCGTTAGTATAACGGATAATACATAGAGCTTCTACCTCTAGAATGGAGGTTCGATTCCTTCACGCCGGGCCACCAAATAACGGTGTACAATAAATCGTCTTTATGGTATAATATATTATGAGCAATATACATTTTCAGCGTAAAATAGTTAGTGATGAATTACGAGATACGTTATTTTTTGCAACTGGCAACAGAGCAGAAAAGATCAGATCTCCACAATACGTAATATTGCGTGTTCCAGAATTTGAAGTTAAGATTGTAAGTTTCAAAAATATCTCAGTCAATAGCAAAAAATGTCGTTCTTCATTTGAAGCGAAATCTACAATTTGCAGGTCAATTATATTATGATAATTCATCCTTATATCCCCAAGCGTAAACCTCGTAAAAAAACTGCTAAGCAGCGCGAATTAGCACAGCAATGGGAAACTATGCTTAAGAAATATGCTCCTTCTAAAAGTATCGGTTACGCCAATGTCGTGTTTCCGTCATCAAGGCCTAAGCCATATATTCGCGAAACTCCAAAGTTCCCAAGTCTTCCTTTTACTGCAGGAGTGTGCGCTAAACCAGCTGATAAAGTATACACGGGTTCAGCAATGATTGGCATTGGTACTCTCCATAAGTCAAATGCTGTTCCTGTCTTCAGTAAAGATGAAGCCAAAGAAATGGCAAGAATGAGACGCGGATAATTGTACTTTTAATCTTACTTGGTATATAATAAACTATGAATAGAAGACAAATTGAAAATGATGTTATTGCAGCTTACAGTTCCAATGATGCAGAAAAGGTGCGATTTATTTACATGGACTTAATTAACACCCGTGGAAAAATGAATCGTTGGTTCAATAAATATCTTGATATGTTTGACGAGAAAATGAATAATTCTACTCGTAAAGATCCAGTATGGAAACTATATCATGCAAAATCTGAAGAATACAGCGATGTAATGCAAACAATTAAGATAGTAGAATATTACTTGAAGAAAACATAATGTTTAAAAATGCTGCCGGGTTTTCTCTTCATATAGAAGAGTTAGCACAAAAATATAGAATAACACATATGGAAGCAGTACTTAAATATTGTGAAGAAAACTATTTAGAACCAGAAGATATTAAAAATCTTGTCAATAAAACGTTAAAAGATAAAATTCAAAACGACATGAGACAAGCTAATATGTTACCAAAGCAGGCAACATTGGACGTCTAGGAAAAGCTATGAGCGACGAAGTTTCTAAAGAAAAAAGAAGTACTAGACTTCATGATAAAGAAACTAAAGTAAAAAAGCAAGTTAAAATTGCAAAAGCTGCGGGTATTCCAATAAAAGATGCTCATAGATTTGCAAAGTTAAACGCCATGAATTGCGGTAATCCAAAATGTTTTATGTGTGGCAATCCTCGCAAAGTTTGGAAAGAAAAAACTTTTCAAGAAAAATCTTTATTACAAAAGCAACTATATGATGAACCCGAATCCAAAATGCCAGAGTGAATTTAAGGAAATTGAAAATGGATAAAGATGAAAGTACTTTTGTAATTAACTATCAAAATATTATAGCTGAAAAAACATTTATGAGTCTTACGAGATTCTTAGCTAATGAAATGGCAAAGAATCCATTTTTGTCAGTAGGATATTTTCTTGCAAATATTTCTGATGCTGATCTAAGTACTTTGTCTTCTATTGTAGAAGGTGGAGAAAATCATCCAGCTTTAAGTGAACTTATGCTAATAGCTGAAATGCTAGCATCTGGTGAAGGATTAGATCGAGGATCTCTTGACACTATACATCAAAGAGTTAATATGTTCATAATGTTTATTACGTTTGAATCTCTTTATCGTAAAAAATTAATTAAGCTTTATCACGAAAATATGTCATTTGGCGACGACATGAAAAATGCGCCTATAGCCGAAAGGTTGTATCATTAATGATTGATGAATTTGAAACATATAAGTTTTTCATTGCAACTAAACTGCATTTGACAACAGATAGGTATGATGTATTTCAATCTAATGGCCGTGTTTCTGGAACACGAATTACATTTGAAAAACGTAATGATAGATTTCTATTTCAGAAACTAGGGCGTAAGTTTAATCAGCCTCGTGAATTAATCGAATATTTTGTAGCTAATATCGGGTATGGAAATAAGAATGTTATATATTCTTCAGAATCAGACGAGTATTACGATACGTGGTTAAAGCGTAAAGAATCTCGTAGTTATATGTTTAATCAGCAATTGCAATTTCTTAAATCACACTTAGAAGATAATAACTTAATATTCGAAAATCTATTTGATATACACAACAACATTCCAGAACTTTTAAAGTTATACGTTGGTGGTTATATACATTTAGAAACTATGGTTATTATTAATGAATTTGAAAACTTTCTTCCAAAATGGAAGCCATTAGTTATGCTTTGGGGAGACCAACTACGAATACTCAATAAGATAAAAAAATTTGTTAAATACGATAAGAATAAGTTACAATTAACATATCTAAACTTCAAGAAGGAATGTTTAGGGAATTGAAATGGGCCGCACAATTTTTAAGTATCGCGACGACGACGATTCACGTCGGAAGTCAACAAAAAGCGCAAAACATTCTAGAAACACTCCGGGGCAAGGAATGCGCTATATAAATAATTGGTCTGAAGAAGATGACGATTGGGTTAACCAATTAGATGACGACGAAGACAATACTCCGCAAATACTCCGCAAATAATACGTAAAGGAAAATACGATGGACATTAATACACTCCGCAAAATGCGAAATCAAGACTTCGGCAAGATCTCTTCCGAATTCGAAAAGATTGCTAATCCGCAATCTGAAAGTAAATCCTACCAAGATGATCGCTTTTGGAAGCTAGAAGCTGACAAAACTGGTAATGGTACGGCAACTATTCGGTTCCTCCCACGAGCAGAAGGTGATGAACTACCTTGGGTTAAGATTTTCTCCCACGGTTTTCAAGGTCCTACTGGAAAGTGGTATATCGAAAATTCTCTAACTACGATTGGTGAAAACGATCCAGTCGGTGAATTGAATTCTCGTTTATGGAATACTGGCTCTGATGCAGATAAAGAAACTGCACGTAAGCAAAAGCGTAAGCTTTCTCATGTCGCAAACGTTCTTATCGTTTCTGATCCTAAGCATCCAGAAAACGAAGGTCAGGTTAAACTATTTAAGTTTGGCAAGAAAATCTTTGACAAAATTATGGATAAAGCTCGTCCTACCTTTGATGATGAAACTCCAGTAAATGTGTTTGATTTCTGGGAAGGTGCTGATTTTAAATTGCGCCAGCGCAAAGTTGAAGGTTATCCAAACTATGATCAATCTGCATTCGCAGAACCTAAGGCTATCTCTACTGACGAACAGGAAATCTTAGATATTGCAAATAAGCAATATAAACTTAGTGAGTTTGCAGA